GATTGACAGTAAACATTTCCTTGAAAGTGGTTTGACCAACTAAGACCAAATCACCGCCCCAAGCGTTTACTTCCTCAGTATCGGTTTCTACACCATTTACTAAGCCATCCTCAGAAACATAACCCAAGCCCTTGAAAGCGGCATTTAGGGTTGCCCATGCAGTTGTTGGTAAGGGTGTACCCTCAGGGGCTACATACACAGCACCTGTGGATTTAGGCTTACCAAATGACACATTATCGGCATCATTCATGGTTTAGTTTCCTGTACAGTTTGTTGGCACAACAGTCCTTTTAAGGAAAGCTCTGCTTTATGAGTGCATTATAGCACAAGCAGGTTAGTTATTTGCAGGCTCTTGGCGGCAACCAATCTTTACTATGAAATCTACGCTGCAGCGCTCTACAAAGCGCGGTGCAGGCTCTGATTGATTAGCCGGGTTTTCATTACGGTAGCTGTTATAAGTATTATTAACAGTTGGTGGTATTTCATCATTCTGTATAGTATCAGGGCTGCTTTGTTGTTCAGGTACTTGCTGATTTTGGGTTTCGGGGGATACATCGTTTATGAAATTACAATTTTTGCGCCCTGATGCCTCACATTCTAGCTGTTGGCGGCGCTCTCTAGTGACAATGCTAAAGTTTTGGGTGTAATACTGGTACGTTACATGCCTAGAGCCAAATATTGTTTGTATGTCATACACATTAGTAAACTGCAGCACACAATTTGAGCCTACAGGTATATCAGCAGGCAATAGGCCAATGGTGACATTTAGGCCCTCAATCTTGCGCGGTATGCTCTGAGTATCGTAAAAATCGCCATTTCGGGCGCTCTCAGGCGGCGCAATGACGTTTTTGTAGTCCTTACAAAATACCTCACGCAATACTTTAACATCGCCTCTGTGGTAGATTTCACCAAAGAATATGCCGCTAATTTCCTCACCGGGGTAGTAGCTCGCTTGGTCTGTAGCAACCGGCACTTTGATGTCTGCAACCTTGATAGGCCGCACCTGCACCCATATAAGAGCAAATAGGGCCAATACACCTATAGTGAAAGCCAAAATAGTCAGTACGTTAGTTATAGAGCCTAATAGGGCGCGGTTTTTGCGGTAAAAACTCGCAACATCACTACCTATGTTTTTAAATAGTGCCTTGGTATTCCTCATCAGCTCACCCATTTTTGATTTGAACCTGTGCATTCCTCTTACTCGCCCTTTCCAATGCTTCTAAATGTGGTTGTAATTGCCTTTGAAAGCGGCGGCGTAAATAGATACGACTCCCACTACTCAGGAGTATTATAACAATTATGGTTAAAGCAGTAACCACGCTAAACACCTCGCTCATTGTCTAGCCTCTTTTCCATTCGCTCTACCACTTGCAGCATCTTAGTATCTACCTCTGTGCTTTTATTAATGGCATCAACCGTTTTTTGGGCTATGTCTTTAACGTAACTATTATACTCCTTATTGATGCTTGCATTCTGCCAAATAAAATACAGTAACAGTGCTACCGGCAGGCCAAAGTCTTTTATAAGTGGCGCAATATCCATAGCGCTACCTATGAGCTGTAAATGCTATATCCGTAAAGGTCTTGTGATGTGCTAATGCTACTGAGGCTTTGCCGACCATAAAGCCCAATCGCTGATAGCTCGGACTTCTTAAACCACAGGTCACCACTAGGATTGCTATATTTAAAGTTTTCGCTGTAAGGCCCGGCTGTTTGGCTATATGACTCAGTAGGCGCTTGGTCAAGAGGTGACTGCAATGCACGCTTTACGCTTTCAAGCACTACCCATTGAATAGTAGTAAAGTAGGCCGCATTGCTATTAGCCTCTGCATCAGTATCAACACCTACATCCTGACCAATCAGGCGTAAGCGGTTACTTGCCATTTTGAGCAGCATTAAAGCTCTGCCGCTATCATCCGGGGATTTCCAAAATGCTGTTAGGTCATCTACATCAGCATAAGGGTTTGGTGACACTACAGGTGTGCTAACACTCATTGCTGACCTCCAAAGATTGAGCCTGCTGTACTTGCAGCACGCTTTGCTATTAATTCCTCAGCCTCTTTGATACTAATACCCAAGAAACGGTAACCGGCAATAGAGCCTTGCAGCTCAGGCATAACTTCAAACAGCTTAAATAGGGCATCACCGGCTGCGCCAATATCAACTTGAAATATCGGTTTCCATGCCGGTACGATTTGGCGCAAAGCATCAGGGATATTACTGTTTTCATCCAGTGCAAGCCTCAAAGTAATACAAAGCTCTTTAATCTGCTTGCCCATTTCCTCTTGTGAGTTAGTTGCCTCTAGTAATAGGTCATCTGACATGGCTACTAGGCTCTCAGCGCTGCTTGGGTTGCCGGTTTCATAGCCTAGGTTGCGTAGTGTTAGGCCGGTCTCAGCACAGAAATCACGCGCCTTATCTTTCTTGGCGGTCTCAAATTGGTCAATGCTCATTTGGGTTAGCTGCCCAATTTCGGGCTTATCGCCATCCTCATCTTTAGTTATTGCCCACACTTTACCAATGGCACTATCTAGCCCGGCATCTTTTTTAGCACCCTCAGCCAAGCCATTAATGTAGCGCTGCGGTAAGCTATAAAATTCCTCTGCTATTTCCTCGCGGCGCTTAAGGCGGCCAACCTCATTTATGATGCGCCGGACCGTATTGCTAATGCGAGACTTGCCAAGTGGCCGGTTAGCGCTTGAGCGCCGGGTGAGTGGGTGCAATAATGTGCGACCTGTAGGATTTGGTACTAGCTCAACTAATACCCTATCAACAAAGATTGCGGTGTATACCGGCGTAAACACCATGTAATCAACAGGCGCAAAGCGTGCGCCCTTTAGTTTGCCTTTTGGCTGTGGCTCACCCCACCTAGTAACTGCCATACCATGCCTGAGCAGGCCGGTAGTTTGGTCTAATACGCCTGTTGCCTCTGCAGCAGTGAATGGTACAAATATCTTTCTATCACTGTCAGGGTCATCTGAAATAGCAACAAAGGCACAGCCACCAACATAGGCATCATGCTTTACGTTATTGATAATGCTAAAACCGTTAATGCTCTCTAGGTAGGTATTAATGCCAAATTGGTCTTTGGCAAAGCCCTCAAATACAACGCGGTCACTAAGGGTATTTACTGCGCGGCTTGCCCAACCAATGCCGGGCCGCAAGTGGACCATCTTAGCCGGGGTAGAAATGCCATAATCCCTAATGTCATTATCAGCATCATAATACTCATACTTATTTGACACCTTTGGCTCATGCGCCTGCAGCTCATTCAATAGCTTTTGTGCTAATGTCTCTGCTTGTGTGATGAGTGGGTTTACCGGCTGCTCTTGCATTTCATTCCTTTTATGCCGGATTTGCCGCACCGTATGCGTATTTATTATTGGGTTTATTATACCAGATATTGTAATTGTAACATAAGGGCTTTGCTAGTCCTCTAACTCCGCAATTCTGACAAATGCGCCGGGGTTGCCTTTACGGTATTCAGCCTGCACAGCCATGCGCGGTACATCCTGCCATTTATCATCACGCAATACCAATGCCTCTACCAACATATCTAGGATGCTAGTTAATCTGTTATCAAGGTCTGCCCTAGTCTTAGTGCCAAAGTAAATAATAACCTCAATGCCAACCGGCGCATAAAAGCGTTGCCGGGTCTGCATCCTCACCTGCCTTAAAGCATCATTCTGCCATTGAACAAACTTTTTACTCGGAAAGCTCTTGCCATCACCCCTATTGATGCGCTGATTTTTCTTGCTTGGTACACTGCCCTCAAGTACCAACTCAATCATTGCATTTGCGCCTGCAGCCTAGCTATTACTTTAGGGTCATACACCGCAATGCCGCCAAGAGGGTCTACTGCCGCTGCTACCTCTGCAGCCTTATAGCCTAGATTACGAACATAGGCAGGTATAAAGTCATTAGAGTCAAGGCTGCCGCCATTTCGGACCGCCCACTTTTGAGCATCTAGCACTAGCCTCTCATATTGGGTATCACTTGAAATAAACAGGATGTCTTTGCTTTTCAGAGGTAGGCTTAATTGTGCGACATTGCCAAATTGCTGTGCAGTGGCATTATCACGCGCAACATAGAAACCTTTGCCAAGCTCTAGCCCGGCTGCGCTCACATTATTGCCTGAGCCTCTAAATACCACCTGCCCACCATCCGGGGCTATTGGCGCTGCAGCGCCTGCGCCGCCATTGGTTTTTTTGTAGTTATTGAGCAATCCATTGCGCGACTTATAGCCAAATGTCTCAATCTTAGCCTTACAGCCACCATGCCGGTGAAACATATCAGAGCTAGGGTTTTCATGCCTACCGGCTTTGCTCTTACACCACTTACAAGCATCACTGCTTTCAGTCCTAATCATATAGGGTGCTTTGCCGCTTTGCCGGGCAGTAGTTATTGCATCCTTTTGGGCCTTTGCAGCACTCCATAGCAAGAAATTAAGTACATATTCCTCCATTACGACACCGCCCCTGTAGATACGCTATTACTAGACACTTTAGCTAGGCCATAATACCTATCATCAATGCCCTCACCCTTGGTGTGTTCAATATCCATGTCAAATGCATTCATATCATAAGTTTTATCATAAATGGCTTTGGCAACCTCTCTAAAAAAGATTTCCTGATTGCGCTGCCGGGTCTCAGGTGCAATTTCCGGGTTATTGAGTAGCTTTACAGCCTCAAGCACCTTAGGGGTAAGCTCCTGAGCTTTCTTGCCATAATTCAAAGGCGTGTTTGCGTTTGGAAAATCCCAAGCATCAATGTCTTTTTTAATATCCTCAAGTATTGCGGTCACCTTTTCTATACGCTTTTTAGAGTAGCTTGTGCCGCGTGCAGGCTCTTTGGTTTTAATCAGTACATCAATAAACTTGGATGCCTGCAAATCAGTCAGGGCATGGGTAATTTCCGCTATGGTTTGAGCGCTTTTAACAATCTCAGCATCTGCGCCAATAATCTCATTGGCAATTAGTAGCTCTTTGACCTCTTTAAATTCTTTGGTCTTGAGTACGCATAAATCAGCTATGTATTTACTTTGTGTTTCCGATGCCATCAGTTGCCTCCAATTCTGCAGGTTGCTCATCTACCTCTTGCATATCAACAACAGCAGTACCCATGTGTACCTTGCCATCTTTGCCGGTCACCGGGGCGCTCAAATGAAATCTAAAAACACGCTCACCCTTTTCATTGGTAACCACTTTGGCCCTAGCCCAATCCTCATTAAGCTCTTTACCCTCTTTCCGGGTCAATACTTTTACATCGCCGGTAAACCTATTTATGTATGGCAACTGTTTTGCTTTTGTCATAAGCATATTTTACCACGCAAAAGAGAAAAGACCGCTATAAGCGGTCTCATTCTCTGCTAGTAGGCTAGGCTTAAGAGCTTGCGCCGTTTTCGCTGATGATGCTAAATGCAGCACCGTCAAAGATTGCGTAACCGAACACTGACTCAGCGCGGATTGCAACTTCGTTGGTTTGCTTTAGGTCACCAAGACCATCCGGGTCACCGTACTCAATCAGCTCAAGTGGTACATCGCGAGCGACACCCCACTTAAATGCACGCCAGTCACCCAAGATAGCCATAATGCTAACCTCAGATGCCTCAAGCTCTTGGCGGCCACTTACAGTGTCGCTAGATGCTGCCTGCAATCCTTGGAAAGTATCAAAGCCGAAACCAAGACCAAGCTCAGGGTAGAGTGGGCGGTTGTCATTGTCGCGCTTGCGGGCAAGCTGACCGGCATAAACAGGGTCAAGTGCTATACCTGTAGCGATGTAACCGGCCTCTTGCAAATCGCTTGCAGCGGTTTCCAAGTCAGTCTGTACATCACCAGTGGCAACTACGCGAGCAACACCGTTACCGGCCTTGTCAAAGTAGTTAGAAACACTTGATGCAATTTCACCAGTAAGCGGATTGATACCATGAATGGCAACCAAGTCCAGTGCGCGGCTAAGAGCTGTGGCAACATTTGCTACCAAGCCATCAACAACACCTGCCTGATAGTCCTCATCTGCCCACATAACTTCATTGCTAAAGCGGTAGGTGATTTGGACCTTGTAGGTCTTAACAGTAGCCTTGCTAGGCGTACCGTCCATTGATGTTTTAGCAGCACTTTCACCTACAAGCTGCGCTTTTGGCGTTGCTGTAAATGTAAAGTGGTCAGTGCTACCAACTTTAATGTCAGGTGCTTCAGGCGCTAGGCGCGATAGAACACCACCACGAATATTTTTAACCCAAGCCTCGCCGGTGTGATTGGCAAGGTTTAAGGCGCTAAGACGGAGGGGATTACCCATAATAAATTACCTCGTAACAATTAAATTGATTTAATCGTCAGATTTTCCGCCGAATAGACTTTTAGCAATTTTCTTGCTGCTTGTATCTTTCTCACCCGGCTTGCCATCTTTTTTAATGACAACTTTGCCGCCGCTAGTGCCAATGCCCTTAGACAACTTTTCAGCTCTCTCACGCATTTCATCTGCGGTTTCGCCGGTAACAAACTCTGCAAGTTCATCTGATAGCTTGAATTCAGAAACAATTTTGACCTTATCGGTCTCAAGTTTAGCTTTGGTAAGGTCACCAGTTAGCGAGCTAATTGCAGTGTCCTTTTCCTTGAGCTTTGTTTCATATTCTGACTTGATGGTTTCAACTTTGCCTGCAGTCTCTTTGAGTGTGTCATAATCCGCATACTGCTTTTTTTGACGCTCTAAGCGACTCTCAACAACTTTGTCCACATCAGCCTGAGTAAGTAGATTATCCTCTACCTTTTTATACTCATCGCCATCTTTGTAAAAGTATTCAGCCATTCCCCTCTTTTCCTTTCCGGTGAGTAACCGTTTTAGTCTGACTTAACCCCAATATACCATAACCGTTAATAATGCAACAACTATTTTGAATAACTTATTTACTCTACCCGGCTACAAAAAACATCCGCATAGATTTGGTAGCGGTGGTATTGCCCAAGCAGGTCATCTAAATTGACCACTGAATTAATTGAGGCATGTGTGATGTTGGCATTGTAAGCCTCAAGCTCAACAATCCTGTCTGCAATATCATAGGCTTTGTTTTTGGCAGTGCTGCGGCTAGTCTTGTGGTAAACCTCAATTAAGATTTCCGCCTTATCAAGCACCATAGCCTCACGCGGCCCACCAGTACGGTCTACTAATATGTATTGGTCACCGGGCGTGTCAGGCTTATCACCATGCGCGGCCCATCCAGTACCAACAATATTATTGAGCCAACTAATTACTAATGCCTCTACATCTGCTTTAGCCATTTAAACACTCCGCCCTAAAGTACCTATTCCATCTAGTAGGTGTATTGCCATCCATAAACTTAATGCTTGAGCTGTCTAGCGTGAATGTCTTGCCATCATACTCAAAGGTAGAGCCGCCAACATCAGCGGTACTAGCCTTTGGCATGTGTACGCGCACTTGGTCTTTGGCTTGGTCATAGGCTTGCTGTTCGCGAGCTGTGGCAGGTTCAGTAATTGGCGCTACTAAGCAATCATCAACAGTAACTTGCTGCGTGGTGTAAGTTGGATTGTTTAAATCATCAACCGCACCGGCAACCTTTTGAGTAAATACTATTTCCATGCCAACCATAAACATATTTTAGCACTTTTTGTTGTCCACAATAAAACGCTTGTCAAAGTTGTTCCCGAAAATTCGGCAT